CATTCTCACATGTTAGTGGGAAATAATTTAAAATGGATTTTTCTGTTTGAAGTTTGAGAAACTAATAATAGAAGTAGCAACTACCACCGAGGTGGAAAAACGTCATTGAGTTGTGCGAAAGTTGTATTTCGATGATTTAGAGGTCTATCAAATGAATGGCAGATTTTGAAGTTTCAAATTACTTTGTGTTTGGAACTCTGTTATTAACATAAAGCGTCGAATTGGAGACGTTAAATCGAACTTTTTCTTATTATTTAAATCAATCAATATGGCTTCAATTAACACATCTATTAAAAATAACAAATCTAGCCTGCCTTCTTGTGGAGTAACAGCTCCACTTGTTGAGCCAGGTCATGCATTCAAAATTATATATTCGTCTTTTTTGGTGGAATACGAACGTGTATTTCACTTTTCGGAAGAATCTAGTGTCGTTGCAGCTAGATTGTCCAATATGAAAAAGAAACTCTCGCCATTGTATAAGGCTAGTGTTAATATGTATGTAAACCCAGATGAAAGTTGGGCATACATTGTTGAAGAGGATGAAGTTCGTCATTCCGCTATCTGTGAAGTTTTTAAAAGATACCGGAATGATGTTCCATCCTCTTCCTTCTCCCTCATAAATGTCAATTTGGAACACCTAATGAGGGAGATTGTTAAATTCGATATTTTAAACGTCCCACGACTTAGCAGCGCAAACGCTAAATCGAGGGTTAAGGGATTGAAATTTCGAGTTAACAAAAATATTGACTTAACTGGAATTGTACTCGTTGCTCTGCATTGTTGTAGGAGTGACAAGGACGTTAAATATCTTATGAGAATACTCAATCAATTTCTTTCAGAGCTTCATTGCTCGCATTGGGTTGAGGTAGGTATCTTCAGGAGATTCATCCAGTTAGTATGTTCTGATTTTATCTTTCGACCTGAACCTGGTCTCAGACCAGAAGGGTTTTTAGGTAACGTTAGTTCTGCTTTTGTACCTCCTGAGATAGATACGTTAGTGTCTGATTTAAGGGGTACAAACCTTAAAGTCAATAATTTTCTTGACAGTGCTCAAGAGAAGATTTCACAGATTTGTGATAGCTTTTCGACTGTCATGAAAACCATTATGGGTGAGAGTTCATTCATTTCCACTATTTATACTGAACGTGGAAATTTTGATGGACTCACGCCTTTTGTAGAAGCTGTAATAGGCTTCTTTAGTAAGGTCGGGAAAGCTTTGGCTCTTGTCGATTTATCAGTTGTAGTTGACTTCTTTTTGGATTGTCTTACTTTCGTCTTTAGAACGTTTGATAGGATACTCCAGAAATATGTCAATAATAGCCCTTTTTATGTTAGGGTTATTTTACTGTCTGTTACTACTACTCTCTTCCTTCAAACGGAGGAGGAAGCAACGGTACAACGTGCTCTACTGGCTGCTGTTACTGGATACTTGGCGTCCTCTGTTTTCATGTCCGTTCAGGCTCATAAGCGCATAATACCCGCTGTAATACGGGTTATGGGTATGATACTGAATAATAAGGGCTATATACTATCTATCACTGGTGTGGTTGCCATAGTATTGAAGGAAGTTTGTGGAGTCGCTCTAGGTGATCATTGTATGAGGATTTTAAATCTGGTACCTAAAGCCCCACGTTATTTCTCTGGGATTATGTCCTGTTTGAGTTTTGTTGGAGCTGCGTGGAATAAGTTGGTCTATACATATGTCGAGGAGAATCCAGATCTTGAATCTTTGGTCCTCCACGATAAGACCGATGCCTTGTATCGTGACGCTCATGAACATGTGAAGACTATACAGGAGACTCTAGCGAGATATCCTGTTACAGATAGTGCTGCAGTTGGTATTCTACAGGCCGAATATGAAGCGTTGGACAAACTCGTAAAGAGTAAATATCCAAAGGAGCTTGGACCTTACAACATGCTCATACAGCAAGTTCTTTCTAGGGCAAAGACCTATGTCCTTAATGCCAAGAAATTTGGTGTAGACCTTAAGGGACCTCGCCAGGAACCTGTCTGTGTGTTAATTACCGGAGAACCAGGTAGTCTTAAAAGTACCTTTGCCCTTTTTGTCAATTCTTTAATGCAGGAATGTATCAAAGGAAGGACTTGTTCAAATGAAGAATTAATTAAGGATACGTTCGCAGTTAATATTCATTCTGATTATTGGGAGGGGTACGAAAATCAGTCCGTAGTTATTATGGATGATTTTATGCAGATCCGAGAGAGTGTAGGAGACGCCTCTTCATCTTCCAAGGTTATTGAGATGGTTAATTCCATGCCAACACCTTTGAATATGGCAGAGTTGACTTCTAAGGGGGCTGTTTACTTTAATAGTAAAGCAGTAATCCTTACCACGAATATCAAGCAAATAACCTCAGAGGCTATTGAGTCGCCTGAGGCATTAGCGCGTCGAATTCATATCTATCTCGAAGTTTCTGTTAAAGACGAGTTCAAGTCTCAAGTTTCTGATATTAAAAACGGAGCGGTAGATCCCACTAAGCTACCACGTGGTCCTAAAGGAGAGTTAATCACCCCCTTGGATATGTGGAACATCACCCTTTATAGGGGTAATGGTAAACGTGGTGAACCTACCAACCCTATTGTCATTTCTTTTAGAGATGTCAAGAGATTGATTCAGAAGAATTTTGAGCTGAAGCAGAGGATTTTCAATTCTCTTGAACTTAATTTACAGACTTTTATGTCAGAAATTAGTCACTTAGAAGGTCCTTTTACAATGGACCGATATGAAGAGAGTTTCTTCGATTGTGGTGCTGAGTATCAAGTTAGTCCTATTTCGTCATTGGATGGGATTTCTAGTACAAAACTACTCACAGTCCAGAAATTCTTTCAAGAGAATGATGTTAAAGATTCTGGAGTACGCGATATCTGCGATAGTGCAGAATTAGATACTAAAGAGGTGATGGAGACTCTCTACAAAACCTTTGAAGCATTTGATACAGTACTAGCTGAGGCAGTGAGAACCTGTGTACCTACACATGGTGTCTCTACAGAGCTTATGTATCTGTGTTCGCGCATAACAGATCCGCAGTATCTGAAGTGGGTCTCTGCTGATCACCTGAAGATATCACTTGAGTCTAAGAACATACCAACCTGTGTGGGTTTCTATTGTAATCCTGCGTTGAATAAAATCTCGTGGGTTAATATGGTTTTTACACGAGGTTTGGATGTTCTTGTACGCCGTGATTGTTCTCCAGTAGTAAATTATGTCCGTAAACACCCATGGGCATGTGTGGGTGGGGCGACAGCAATCGCGACCGTCTTATTTGCTCTTTTGCAGATACGGCGGCTGTGGCTTTCGCCGGTTGATATTATCGAGCAAGATAATATCTTAGAAGCCCTCAATGAGGATAGACTTCTCGAGATGGATGATGGTTTCACCATAAATTCCGTCCCGTTTGTTGAATCTTCTGCTAAAGTTAAGTCTAAGTTAACTAAAGCTAAGGAACGCCCTGTGCCTGTTAAGGTTTCCCGTGAGATGCGTCCAGAAGGAGATTTGCCCCTTTCTGCCGTTTCGAGGAATCACTTGCAGGTAATAGAGAAAGTGCAGAAAAATTTGTGTGCTTTTCTCTTAGCCAGTGTGTCCCAGGGGCCTCTGAAAATCCTCAGTAATGCCTTGTTTATAAATGATCGTGTTGTTATGTTTAATAAACATAACCTCGACATTTTGGATTGTATAGCTCGCAGACAATCAGGAGTATATTATTCTGTTCCTGATATGTTTGTTTGTTTCACAACTCCATGCTCCATTGATGATTTCGAGGATGATAGCGATAATTCGTTGTTTGAATCCAAGATCATTGGCCCAAAAGCTTACGATTTGGAGGCTTTTTATGGAGCAGCAAAGGAATGGGGGAAGGTTACTGGAGACGATGATCTGATCATATTTCCAGTACCAGCTAACTCTGGTTTCAAATCGATAGTTCATCTATTTATGTCAGAGGCAGATTATGAAGCACACCCTGAAATCAGTTATGGTATCATAGCTGCGAGAAAGGGTCACAATAATGTGGTTACCAATCTTACAGTGAAGAGGATGACTGATACCAGTATCGCTAATTTTGAAGGATACGGGTTGATACCAATGAGGAAATCGTTGCATTACACGTATTCTCTTGGTCCAGGTTCTTGTGGTTCACCCCTTTTCTTGATAAACAAAGGAATGCCATGTGTGGCTGGTATTCACGCTGCTGGTAGTGTTGGTGAGGATAAGTCCACCATAGCTAGAGCAATTACTGTTTCCAGAGATAGTTTGCTAGCTTGGATTCAAACGCTTTCAATGAAACCGCAGGGTGATATGCATGAATTAGTCTTCTATTCTGAGAAGAATGATGGTCCTCGTTGTCCAATGAACACTAGTTCTAGTATAGTCCCCACTTTGCTTAATCAATGGTGTAGTGAATTGATCACGAAGAAACCGGCACGTCTCACGCCCTTTGTTAATAGGGAGGGAGTACGTGTTGATCCTTTTATAAAAGCTTATAGCAGATATGGCTGTGGAGAGTATAGCCCTTTTGAGGATGTACTTTCGGCAGCTGTAAATGCTCTCAAACTAGATTTATCTTTCATTTTGAATGAGGATAGATTTAGAATTGAAGAGCTGGATTGGGAGGATTCAATTCAGAGTGTTATCATCGATGGTGATAGTGTTCCATCTATTGCCAGGGGGACGAGTGTTGGTTATCCATACAACGTCACCCTTTGTAGATCGAAGAAAACACTGTGGGGTGAAGAAGGTGATTTTGATTTTACTTCACCTGAATGGTCGAAATTGTTTGATATCTTAAAGGAACAAGATGATTTGTTGCGGAAAGGTATCAGACCTTCTTACTATTTTCAAGATTGTTTGAAAGATGAGACCTTACCAATAGCTAAAGTGGATGAGGGTAGAACACGTATGTTTTCTGCCTGTCCAGTTGACTATTTGGTTATGTTCAGACGTTATTTCTTACCTTTCACTACGTGGATGGTTAGAACACGTCTTAAACACCCTTCAGCTGTAGGAATTAATCCTACATCCAATGAATGGGATGGTCTCGCTCGGTATCTCTGCAAGTTTGCTCAACCTGCAGAGGAGAATTTCCTTGATGGAGACTTCTCGCGGTTTGACGCTTCGCAGAAAACCGAGGTCTTTAAGCATATTTATGGAATAGTAGACCATTTATATAGTCTTTCCGGAGAGAAAGATGAAGTTCGTAGGCGTATCAGGTCAATTTTGTGGAAGGAGGTTTATGCCTCTATACACGTATATGCTGATCGTAAAGTGTTTTGGGATGGTGCATTACCATCGGGACATCCTATGACAAGTCTTATTAACTCTCTCTACAATTCGGTTAGTTTCTATTATAGTTGGCACAGAGCTTGTATGGAGGCAGGATATGCGTTAGATGCTATTCCTAGTTTCCAACAAAATATCTCGCTTATTGTCTTCGGTGATGACAATGTCATCGGAGTTTCTCAAGCGGCCAAGGAGATATTACGAGCTGGCGACATAAGTAAATATATGGCCGAATTAGGACTGACTTATACCGCTGTTAGTAAAGATGACTCTATTCAGTATTATAAGAGGCTGGAAGAGTGTACTTTTCTAAAACGGGCTTTCAGGTTGGAGCCTACCTTAGGTAATTCTTGGGTCGCTCCTCTCAATTTGGAAAGTCTTATAAATTCACTTATGTGGAGGAAGAAGACTTTTCCAGAAAGAGATCATTACAAATTCGTGGGAGAAACGTTCTTGAATGAACTTTCTCTTCATGATGAATCTGTATATGAGATCTGGAGTAAATGGTTAGTTGACCATTTGATTAAACTGGGCATAGTAACGCGGAGAGTCGAACTTGACAGATATTTACGTCTTAGACACGTAATGTCTAGTTTTGATTCATTATATGAATATACTGATGCGTACTTGGACAGATATGAAGCACTGAAAAGGGGTGCTCGTCTGTTTGAGCAAGATGATTTGTTGAGGATAGAGTCGTGTTCTTATATTGAATCCATGGTTGATGAAAATGATGGAAATATCTTTTTATACCAAACTATGAATATGGATAATCTAATGACTGCTATTGATGAAACAATTAAGAATCAGGTATTGGGGAATGGTAATAGCCACCCCTTCTCTGGATCCAATTGCTCAATGCGCCCAGAAGCTGAGGGTGAGGATACTTCTCGGTCAAGAGAAGTTACCGTAACCACAGCGACCACGGTCACCTCAGATGTCCCTGCTGATTCCCAGCATGGTCCTACAGCGAATTTTGTTTCTGCTGATAGTACTATGTTGACGGAAGTTTTGGCTCGAGATATCCCCATTTCTTTTGAAGATTCCCAGTCCATGGGAGTTATTCAGAGTTTGGAAGATTTTTTTGCCAAACCAGTTTTGTTACATACTGGCAGTCTTACGACTACTGATGGACCATCAACTGTCTTTCCACAAGTTTACTTGCCTTATGATGCCCAGCAAGTGGACATGTGGAAAGACAAATTGAAAGGATTTATGTCCATGAAATTTGACGTTGTAATTCGTTTACAAGTCAATTCCACACGATTTCAACAGGGACGGTATATGTTGTATTTCGTGCCATTTTGTGGTGGATCTACCGGGGTTGCGACTACCAATCCTATCCTTTCTACTGCTGATGCTTGGTTGATGATGCATTCTGCTAATACCACCAACATTTCGCAGTTGCCACATGTAGAACTTGATGTGGCTACACAATCAGAGGCTGTTCTTAGGGTTCCGTATATTAATGCGGATCCTTTTACTCCCCTTTTACCCTCAGCTCTTGCACCAGGAGCTTGGGGTAGCGTTAGCATTTTTCCTTATGCAAAGCTTGTTGCTGTTGCTGGAAGTACTGACGCTAGTTTCTCTGTTTGGTACTCTCTTGAGAATGTTAGGCTTTATACACCAACTATTCCCCAGGGAGATATCGAGCGTAGAGAAAGGAAGGGTGATGGTCCAATTACCTCTGGCTTGAAAACGGCGTCCAAAGTCTCTTCTGTGTTAGGACGAATCCCGATACTTAAAGCGATAGCAGGACCTACTTCTTTTTTCTTAGATGTAGCTTCTGATGTTGCTAGAGTGTTTGGGTGGTCCCGTCCACAGGACATCTCGAAGGT